CAGATGGCACCCGATCCACCACACTATTGCCGCGTAGAGAGATGCTGCGGTCATCCGACACGCTCCGCTTCGGTCAGCATTTAATCTCTCCCTGCTCGGCCAGCCGTAAAACGGTGAGCATGCAGAGGTACAGAAATTCTTCGCTGTGTTCCCACTTCCGTTCCTTGTCCCGCGAGAGCGTGTCCATCTCCGAATGGCAGCGCGAGCACATATGCGCGCCAGCGAGATCCTTGACCTTGATCCCAAGGCCACCGCCAAAGGCCAGGCGCCGCGCGCCGGTGTAATGGCATAGAACCACCGTCTCATCGTTACGACCGCACCGAACGCATCGCTGGCCTTGTGCTGCGGCTCTCAGGTTCATGCGCGCGCCAGCTCCTCAAGCACGGCCTGTCGTAACTCGGCGGGCTCGATGCCGCCGGCCATCGCGCATAGTTCCATCATTGCTCGCTCATAGAACTGGTCGAACTCGGTCTGATCCATCTGCGCAAAACTGATCGACTTCGGTACGCGCACGAGCTCGCCGGTATCCCGCAAGAGCACTTCCTGCACGAGTCCGAGGCGCACTTTCAATTCGATGAGCAATCCGTAAGGACTCGACCACTCGCCCGCGGCTTGCCAGACCGTATTCAGCAGCGCCCAGAATTTCCTGTGGTGGGCGAGGTTGCGAGGTTTGTTCAACTCGCATTGGATGACCTCGCCCACCTTCACTTTCTGCAAGATGCTTCGACCGTGGTCGTCGATCGCCTTCAGACCCTGGACGGTGCGCTCTACGAAGAACTCGCCGCTCATCGAACCCACCGATAGAGTAGGCCCTGACTGATGAGCTTCAGTGTTTGAGCCGCGCAGCCTTTCTGCCGAGCCAGTTCTTTCCACTGCAGCCGGATTTTCTTCTCTCGCTTCAAGCGGCCAATCTCCCGGATCTCGCGCACTTCAGCTTCTGAAAACCGTCGCCAGGGGCGCGGCTCAGAAGGGAATGTCGTCGTCGAAGTCATCGTTGCGGCTCGTATTGCCAGATGACGGCGGAGGCTCGGTCGGCTCCTTCAAACGGTTCTCTATCTTCTCCTGCAGCCAGTTGGGCAACGCATTGAAGGTCGCCCCGTTGTGGTCCTCGATGCTGTAGGCGAGCGGCTTATTCTCCGGCTGCGCATTCTGAGCGCGTGCCTTCTGATCCTTGCTGATGCCCATGACGCCGGTGACGTTGGCGTACTTCCCGTCCTCGCTATGCGTCACCATGATCTGGCAGCACTTGCCGAGAACCTGCGTGATATCGAAGCCCTGAAGCTCCTGAGGCGTGAACGAGCGGCCCCGCCAATTCTCCAGCACCTTGCGAAGGTTGGCCTTCTCGGACAGCGAGAGCGTATACATGCTGCCCACTGAGCACGGCCCTTCGACTTCGCGGCCGTCCTTCTCGTAGCTCACGCGCTCGTCGGGAACTTCCCAGCGCAGATACACCTTGTGCTGCGGCTTTCCGCCGAAGCCTTCCTGTAGACCGCAATCCACCACCATGTTGCAGATTGCAAAGTGCGCACCGGGCGGGACTTTCTTGAAGTCTTTGCCACCCTTATCAGATGCCATGATTGCCATTTTTGTATCGCTCCTGTTCGTAGGTTCGTAAGTTGTCCCAAAACGCTTTCGTGTATTCGTCGAAGAGTCGTATTGATTCGCGTAATTCGTCTTGCCTGACCCGACAACGCTGGATCAGAGCTTCTTCATCGGCGCGCCTGGCTTCCAGCTCTTGCTGATGCTGCTCGGCTGCCATCTGATCGTCATCGTCCATGGCGCTTTACATCCCGCATGAACGCCCCAGTCCAATCACGCGTGTCGTCGTGCGGCTTGGGCAAGCCTTTGCGCTGTTGACGCTCCTCGTGCTGCACGATCAGCGCGACGATGCAGACGAGTAGGAGTAGGGCGCAGGCGCCGAGAGCGGGCAGGTTCACGGCGCGACGTCCTTCAGTGCGGTCACCGGAGCATCGGGTCCGCCGTGACGAGGGCAAGCGAGCGCCGGCACGTAGCCGCAGAACTTTCCGTCGAAACGCACGCGCTCTCCTGAGTATGCATTTCGATACCACTCGCCTTCGACGTACGGCCCGTACGCTGGCTGGTCGCAGAAGCCATTGGGCATTCCGTAGCCGTCCCACATCGGTTTGGAGCACTTGCCCACGCCGTTCACCAGTTCGCGATGTTCATGGCCGATGCTGCTCATTTCGAAACATCCTCATTGCTCATTGGCCGCGTCCGCATCGCAAGCCTCGCAATAGGAGCGCGTCTCGCAAGTGTGAATCGGCGCTTCTGCGGGACTGTTGTCGTCATAGAGGCCCGCGTCTTCACTGAGGCGCACGACTTCGTCGAGCGCGGGTGATACGCCCATGGCGTCCGTGCAAGCTTTCAGTGCCGCTATGTATTGGGGCTGAAACGAATCGCCGCAGCACTGGCGGTCATGCAGAGCGATGGCGTAGTCCGCCAGTAGCTTGCACGCCCCGGAATAGGTCAGAGGCGCTTTCGTCTCGTCGGGCTCGTAGAACGGAGACTTAGGGCAACCGGAGAAGTGGGCCACGCCGGGTATGAGCGGCAGCGGGATTCCGCAATGCTCGCACTTGGTATGCAAGGGTGAAGCGAGGAACGCATCGATTCGGCGGATCAAATCCTCGCCGGCACGTTGAGAGCGTCCAGACAGTTCGCCGCGCTCGAACGTATCTTCGCGAAACGCACGCAACAGATTTAGCGCGTCGTTGAGGAGAATCCGCTCGTCTGAGTCAGCGGGAGTGTCACCGCAGCGAGAGCAGAACGGCCGACGCTTCGGATCGTTCATGCAGATGGGGCAGACCTCAGTTTCATTGGTCCGATCAGTCATGCGACTCTCCACTCGAACGGGATGCCCCACGCTTTTTGGAGATAGGCGACGATTCGTTGCGCCTGCGCTTCCGACTTGATGTCGTAAGGCGCGACCTCAAACCGCGTGTCGATCCCCGTGCGCTTGATGAGCAGCATCGAGACTTCCTGCTCGGTAGGGAGCGGAGTGTTCATCCTTCCCTCACTCGTTCCGGGCCCAGGTTTCCGCTCGGTGGAAGCTTCGCCTGCAACCGTTCGATGTGGTGATGTAGCCTGTCGATGAGTTCGTTCTTCGTGCAGGCGTTATAGAACTGCATGAGCTGGCTCTGATCCTCTAGCTCGACTACACGTTTCAGATGCTTCAGCCAGTCGGCCTGAACGCGCTCGTCCTTGCCGTTGATACGGATACAGATATCGACGAAGTGCGCAGCCTTACAGCGCGCAATGAGTCGGTCGATGGATTCAACCTGCAATTCGTTGATGTTCTGATCTGTCAGAACCCAGACGTGCTGTTCGTCAGTCATGAAGGCACGCTCCCGTTGGCACGAGCTCGTAACGAATCGACTTGCGCATTCGCGAGTTCGAGGATCTCCGGACGATCCGTCGCCCATGCAGCGCCGAGAGTGAACGCGACCGTGGCGAACGCGAGCGCCAAATCGGAAGGCAGCATCTGCGCCGTTGCTGATTCCAGCAGCTTCGCGCAGTAGGTCTCTGCAGCGAGTTCGACCGGATTAGCCATTGCTCAGGCCTTCCTTCTCCAGCCGCAGCAACCAAATGTCGTGGCCGAGCTTGGCGATCTGCGCCTCTTTCGCGCGGATATCTGCGTCGATGCGGTTGATCTCAGCCTTGCGGCGGTTCTCGTCGCGCCATTCCATGACGGCGCTCAGCGGGAAAGTCGTGACGTTATTCACTGTCGTCTCCCTCGCGATGGTCGTCATCGCGGCGTTGGTCTTCGCGCGCTTCGAGAGCGCGCTGACGTTCGATTTCATCCGTAGGCGGCAGACGCCAGCCTTTCGGGTATGCGATGCGCGCGGCGTCCTCGATGTCGAGATAGAACTTGGGGCGCGCGTTCACTTGCCTTGCTCCTCATCCGTCCGATGAATGTTGACGAGATGTCCGTCACCATCGGGCGCCGAGCAGGGCACGCCGGACCATTCGTTCTTGGGCAGGTCGCACCACACGCAACATGGCTCTGACTTGTGGTGCTCGCGGATTGCTGCGGCGATGATGTCGCGCAACTCGCCAGATGCGCTTTCGGTGTGAGAGCTGTTCTGTTGCAAGGAACGAGTCATGGTCGATGCTCTACTGGCGCAAGGTGAGGCAGGGCACGAAACACGGCGTCCAGCGCATTGCGCGCGCCATTCATTGCTTGCGGGTTCGTCTTGCGAACCCCGCCGAAGACCGCGGCCACGTACAGATCCTCCAGCACCATGACCAACTCTTCGTAATGGGGTGCAGCGCTGGCTTCTTGTGAGCGCGTATTCACGGCGCCACCTTGAGCAGTCGCTTCAGGCAGCGGGGACACGTCACCGCGGTGCCGATGTTGTCGCCCCAGCCGACAGAGCGCCGACCGGGCTTTGCGCCGCAGATCGCTTTGGTGTGCGTGCTCTTACCCACCGGAACTGCGTGGAATCTCTTTCCGCCGTCGCGCTCGCCTTCGTTCAGCCGTCCCAGCATCGCGGCGATGGTGTAGGCGCTGGCGCTCTGTGAGGAAGTCACTTGCAGCTCCCAGCTGCGCAGACGACAGGCTGCGTCGTAACGTCATGAGAGGGAGCCAGGAGGCTATGGCTTGAGCACGCCGCGATTGAGCCCACGACGACACCCGCGACGACTGCCGTCGCAATCGGATGTCGTTCCATCGTTGCGCATCCCGTGACCGCCAAAACCGAAACGGCCGCAGTGGTGCGTAGGAAGTGGCTGACGAACTGCTCGCAGGCCTGCCTGTCAGCTCGTTGAATCCGCAGAACCGCGGTGTCCGTCAGCTCGTCGTGCGTTTCCATCTGACCTCCCGGCTCCGGTGCTGGAGCGTGGGAGGCACTTTACAACTAGGGTTGTTCGATGTCAACAACTAAAGTTGTAACGAAGAACGCGAAATTTCATGACGCGATCCCCAAAGCGCACTATTTCGCGCGGGACCGCATTTCTTCGATGAGTGAGGCTGGGCCGATATTGTAGGCAAGCCACATTGCGGACACGCCAAGGGCGGCAGCAATCGCAGGAGTATCAGCGCATTCGCTCTGCTTGCCTCGTTGCAACTTGCTCAGCGTTTGTTGGCTGACAAGCAATGGATCATCCAGTGTTCGACCCACGGCGCGCTGTATATCCGCAAGAAGATCGCCTTGCAGGTATGTGCCGCCGTTCGACTGAGCCTTGGCTCGCATCGCCGTATTGAGCCGGCCGGCGTAGGTGTCCTGATCGTATGAGAGCTCGCGACTGCGTGACTGCGTGACGCGCGTCGCAATTTTCCGATGAGCCTGCGGCATGGGAATGACGCTACAAGGCTCGTTGTTATTGGTCATACGCCTAGAGTTGTTGACTTTTACAACTAGGGTTGTAGAGTCTCGGTAGTCATGGAGAAACCGCACGTTGCCGCGCTTAGGCGCGCTATCTCGATCGCAGGCAGCCAGTCCGCTTTGGCAGATGGGCTGAGTCGCTATTTGAAGCGACCCACCTTGGGCCAGCAGACCATCTCCAAGTGGCTGAAGGACGAGACCTTGCTCGATGCAATCTACTGGCCTGCCTTCGAGCACGTCACAGACAACGGCGTCACTCGCGCACATCTCCGCCCTGACGTCTTTCGTTCCGGCAAGGCCGCCTGATTTCTTCATGTGTATTTCACCCCAACCCGGTTTCGCACGCCCTTCGGCTCACCATATTCCGGCCGTTCGTGACAGAACTTCATTCCGAAATATTCTGAGACTTACCAGAAGCCTGCGACTGTTTCAGAAACAGCACTGTATATCGCGCATTGGTAAATCAGAGCGCGGCGTTATGTCGGCGATCCATGTCGGCCCCTCTCCGCTCTTGCGGATGTTCTGCAGGCCCTTCCTCTGGCCGGGTAGGGGAGTCCTCGTCGCCCCCGCGTCGGGCGCTCCCAATGCACACAGGTTAATCCTGTCTCGATATCAGTGGAATCCCTGCAAGTCTCTATTTTTGAACAGGGATGTACCGAAGACGAGGCAAGTTTCGCAGCGGTGGAAAGGCATTCACTGCGTGATCTCTCTCGAATATCTCACTTCGCGCGCAATTCGACTTTAGTCGATAGGACTGCGAGCGAATACGTGTACGAGAACGTACTGATTTGAAGTTGGCGCCGGGTCGCACCGGCGAGAGTTGAACGGGGCGAGGTCGATATGAATGCCGCTGAATTTGCGGAGCTTTCGCACAACCAAACGAAGACCGGCCAAGCTTCGGTCAGCCCGCACGACCTCGAGAATCTCATTGAATGTTGGCGAACGGTGCTCGTGCATGAGACTGATCCTGTTCGTCAACGTGACGCCGCGTCTCGAATGCGCGAGCTCATCGCCCTGCGCTCGCCCGAGCGCGTGCGTGAGATGGAGATCGAGAAAGGGCTGCGCTGATGCAATGGTTCCGCATGTACGCGGAAGCCGTCGATGACGACAAGCTGCGTTTACTTGCTTTCGAAGACCGATGGCACTTCGTTGCGTTGCTGTGTCTGAAGTCCGGAGGGGTGCTCGACTCGGACCCGCCAACCCTTGAACGACGTATAGCCGTAAAACTCGGATTAATGCCCGCAGACCTTGCAGAAGTGAAACGCAGACTGCGCGAAATAGGCTTGATCGGCGAGGATTGGCAACCGCTTGCATGGGGGAAGAGGCAATTCGAGTCGGATCATTCAGGAGCTTTGAGATCAAGGAGGTGGAGAAAGAAAACGAAACGTCACGGTGACGTCACGGAAACATCGCAGCAACGTCGCAGTGACGGACCAGAACAGATACAGAACAGAACAGATACAGAACAGAGTAAGAGGGCGCGCCCACAGCGCGCCCGTCGTGCGCCGGAGGGTTTTTATCCGGACCTCGCTTACGCCCTTCGCGAGATTCCAGACCTCGACGCCGAACGTGAGGCACGGAAGTTCAAAGACTGGGAGTTCAAGACGCCGAGGTCGGACTGGCCGGCGACCTGGCGCACATGGATTGGCAATTGCCGCGAGACCGGGCGCTACGCGAAGAAGGAAACCATCCAATGGCGGTGACCGCATTCCCCTCGCGCGCCGAGATCGACGAGGCGGCCCGCGCATACCGCAAGGTTCGCGAAGACTGGGACAAGGGCCAGCGCGTCGAGCGCATGCTCGCGCCGACGAGCGCGCCGGAGTTCGACAGGGACCCTGACGAGCGCCTGCTCGACATGGCGCGCCTCGACGGCAAGCAGCTCCTCGCGGAATACGAGCACGAGATGGCGTGTTTCGCGACGACGCCGTTCGATGCTCACGGCGAGCGTCTGCGGCTCTATCCGTGCGGTGTCACGATCTGGTCAGGCTTCCCTGGAGCCGGCAAAACCACGCTCCTGCGCCAGCTCGCCTGCCATTTACTGCAGCGGGATCAAGGCGTGTTCTTCGCGAGCCTCGAAGAGCATCCCAAGCATCTGCTTGTGCGTCTTGCCGCAACGGCTGCGGGCACCGATCGACCCAACGCGCATCAGGTGCAGTGGTTTATCGATGCCTTCGCGGGCCGGCTCTCGATCTGGTCGAAGGTCGGACTTGCAAAGCATCGGGATCTGCTTGCGGTGATTCGCAAGCTTGCGGCAGGTGGTGTTACGCACGCCATCGTCGATTCGCTGATGAAACTCGACATCCCGACACAGGATTGGGAGGCGCAGCGAAACTTCGCAAACCTTGTCGCGGCGACCGCCCAGCAAACTCAGACGCATATCCACATCGTCGCGCATCCGAAGAAACCGCCGGTCAAGGGGGAAGATCCGGATACGAACGATGTGGGCGGCGCGCGCGAGCTCGCCGGCATTGCCGACAACGTGCTCTTTATCCGTCGCAAGGACAGCGAGAACCCGACGGCGGACGTGACGGGAATGCGCATCATCATCGCGAAGCAGCGCCACGGATTCGGATCGCTCGGTGATCTCACGGGCTGGTTCCACCGCCGCGCCCGCCAGTTCAATCTCGACCAGTTCGGCAGACCCATACGGTATCTGCCGGCGGACGCCTACGAATGACACTCGAATGGCAGGACAAGCGCACGGACTCGCGCGGCTGTTACAGCAAGTGCAATCGGTACTCGGTGTGTTCGACGGGCGAAGGCAGCGACGAGCGGTGGACTGCATGGAAGGTCGTGCCCGGTGGCGCTTGGTTTGCGCCGCTTGCGTGCGGACTGATGACGGAAGACGAGGCGCGTTCTATCGCAGAGCGTGATGCGGAGACGGCGATCGTATGAGCATGCCTCGCTACGCCGCACGTCGCGATTCCACGGAGCCCGACATTGTCGAAGGCTTAGAACTCTGCGGCTGGGAGTGCGTGCGTCTTTCATCTGAGGAGCTGCCTGACCTGCTCCTGCGCCAACGTTCCACCGGCCGACTCGCACTGCTCGAAGTCGAGAGCGGGCACTACAAGCGACGGCGGAAGCAGACGCAGAAAGACATGCTCGCGCGGTGGAACGTACCGGTTGTGAAGACACTCGATGAGGCGTTCCAAGCGTTGGGGACCCAAGTCACATGAGACGACCACCCATCACGACAGATGGCGATGCACTCATCGATCGGGAGGCACAGAAGCGCGCCGCCTGCCTTACGAATAAGCAGATCGCGGAACAGACCGGCCAAACGTTGCGCTACATCGCGAATCGCATTGCGTATCGTCGCCGCAAGATCGAGATCGAAATTGATTCACGTGGAACGTCAGATAAATCTGAATCGAATTCAGATTAATATGCGAGCAATGTTGTAGCGGAGTGCAGACAATGCATGTTGGAGGGTCTCCGCATGCACCGTGTCTATTCGCTTCTAGCAATTGCCGTAGCATTAGTAGCGCTCGACTTTCTCGCCGTTCGCTGCGCATACGCCGCCACTCCCAGTATCACGGTTTCTTGGACTGCGCCCACCGCCGCCGTCGATGGCTCCGCGCTCACCGGCGCGCAAGCGATCACGAGTTATCAGGTCTGGATTAGCACCGCATCTATCCCGGACACCGTCGCAACCGCGCCCACCGCAACGGTAACGACCGGCACGACGACCACGCAAACGGTCACGGCCAATCCAGGGGATACCGTCTTCGCTCGCGTGAAAGCCTGTAATGCGGGCGGATGCAGTGTGCTCACGACCCAAGCATCCAAAGTGTTGCCGCTCTCTACGCCCAATCCGCCGACGAACGTCACGATCACACTCAACATCGGGTGAGGCATGCCCGAGCCACAGAAAGGCGAGAAACTCTCGAAATTCATTGGCCGCTACATGCGTTCGGCCGAAGCCCGCAAGTCTTTCCCGAAGCAGAGCCAGCGCGCCGCGGTTGCGTATAGCGAGTATCGCGAGAAGGGCAAGAAGTGAGCGCGAACCGCCTATTTCTCGTCTGTTCGCATCATCCGAAGCTGGAGGACGCGTTCTGCATTGGCGAGCGTCTTGGCAACGATGTGCAGTACATCGCGCCGAATCTCAAGCGCATGGATGACTGGTACCTGAAGCACATGGAATGCGGCCGGAGCATGGATCACTTCCAGCTCGCCTATCACCGGCCACAAGACTGGGATGTGCCGCAGCCCGCGGAAGGTTCGGTCGCTGGCGGCGTGCGCCTCGCGCTCGTGAACGGGAGCCACTGATGGAAGTCGTCAACGGCATCCTTCGCATGGTCGGCGATCGGATCCTGGTGAAGCCGCTCGACTGGGATGCGAACAAGACCGTGATCGCCATCCGCCACGGGAGGCCTGTGCGCGGTGAGGTGGTTGCAGTAGGGCCCGGCCATCATCCGATCAAGTACAAGCGCAACGAGAAAGGCCCCAAGGGTCTCATGGACTACTCCAAGCGCTTCCAGCCAACCGAAGTGAAGCCCGGCGACATCGTCGAGCTCGGCGGCCTGAATCAGTTCGACGGGAAGGGCTACCAGTTTCCCGAGGTCATGGTGAATGGGGTCAAGCACATCGTCTGCTCAGAGCGGGATGTGGCGATCGTGCGTGATGATCTGAGGGCTGCGTGATTGCGCCTGAATATTTTTCAGAGGATTTCAAATGCCGCGCGGTGGCGCTAGGCCAGGTGCGGGACGTCGCCCAGGCGGGCGCAATCGGAAGCAAGCTGCAATCGCATCCGCGGCGGCCGACAAAGGCGTCTCCCCAGTCGAGTTCCTGCTCAGCGTCATGCGGGATGAAGAGCAGTCCATGGCGATGCGAACGGATGCCGCGAAGTCAGTCGCTCCGTATCTGCACCCGCGCCTCGCCGCGGTCGAGCACAGCGGCAAGGTCGTGCTCCCCATCGTCATCTCATCGACCGATGCAGACCTTTAGGCTCACGCGCAAGCAGGAGGAGGCCAATCGGTTGCTGGCGTCGCCCGCGCGTCACCTCATGCTGTTCGGAGGTTCACGCAGCGGCAAAACCTTCCTGATCGTGCGCGCCATTGTTGTCCGTGCGCTGAAAGCGCCGGGAAGCCGGCACGTGTCTCTGCGCTTCCGGTTTGGCCACATCAAGTCGAGCATCATCTACGACACGTTCCCGAAGGTGATGAAGCTCTGCTTTCCTGGCCAGGACTACGAGCTCAACAAGACGGACTGGTTCGTGGCATTCCCGAATGGCTCCGAATACTGGTTCGGTGGGCTCGACGACAAGGAACGCACCGAGAAGATTCTCGGCAACGAGTACGCCACGATCCACCTGAATGAGTGCTCTCAGATTCCGTGGACCAGCCGCAACATGGCTGTCACGCGTCTCGCGCAGCTCGTGCACGAGAACATCCGCGACAAGCGACCGCTGCCGCTGAAGATGTACTACGACGAGAACCCGCCAGACAAAGGTCACTGGACCTACAAGCTCTTCAAGAGCGGCCAGGATCCAGAGACGAAGCAGGCGCTGGCCAATCGCGAGGAGTACGGCTCGATCCAGATGAATCCGCAGGACAACGCGGAGAACCTTGCCGGCGATTACCTGAAGACGCTGTCGGGCTTGCCGGTTCGGCTTCAGGCGCGATTCCTCAAGGGTGAGTTTCGCGAGATGGCGCCCAATGCGCTGTTCGTCGACGAGGTCCTCGATCGCTGGCGAGTGATCGATGCATCGCTCCCGGACATGCTGCGTATCGTGGTCGCGATCGATCCGTCTGGCGCAGATGACGAGGACAACCAAGACAACGACGAGATCGGCATCGTCGTTTGTGGCCTTGGCCTCGATGGCAACGGCTACGTGCTTGAGGACCTGACCTGCAAGACCGGCCCAGCCACGTGGGGGAAAGTGGCCACTCAGGCATTCGACCGCCATCAGGCCGATGCGATCGTTGCGGAAGTGAACTACGGCGGCGCCATGGTTCGCAACGTCATCCACACGGCGCGCCCTCGCACGCCATTCCGTGAAGTGCGCGCGAGCCGCGGCAAGGTTGTGCGCGCAGAGCCCGTATCAGCCTTCTGCGAGACCGGCAAGGCTCGTCTCGCTGGTGTATTCCCTCAACTCGAGGATGAGTTGTGCGCGTTCACAACGCACGGCTACACGGGCGCGAACAGCCCGAATCGAGCCGACGCCATGATCTGGGGCCTGTCGAGCCTGTTCCCTGAACTGACCGCGGAGAAGCAGGAGAAGAAGGCTGCGCCTCCGCCACGCGTATTCCCTCGCGGGAATGGATGGCTCGCATCATGAGCTTCGCCCTCCCCGAAAAGCAGTACACCGACAGCCGCATCACGTCTGAGCAGCTCCGCGCGCTTGAGCAGGATGCGCCCAAGCCCACCGCGAAGGAGATCCGTGAGGCGCTACTGGCCGCGGCGAAGGAACTGGACGACTGGAAAGCTGTAGCCGAGGACTGCGTAAAGCAGCTTGAGGAGGCTCAGGCGCTGCGCGTCGGACAGATGGACTCTCACTCGCGGATGGATGAAATCGCCCGGCAGATCAAGCGAGCGATGAGCGATACGGCCGTGAGGCTGCGAGCAAAGCTGTGAGTGTCTACCTGCCATTTTGGTGGAGCCCGAAAATCTACTTCATTCACATGGATGAAGTGATGGGCGGATGGCGTGTGTTGTTTCTGCGTGTGCATTTCGAACGTGAGCGAATGTATGGCGCGATCGGAATGGGTTTCCGAGTGCGTATCGCATTTGGGATCGGTGCACGTGAGAAGTTGCGGAGGGGATGGTGAGCGCCCAGCCCTCAGACTTCGATCGTGACGCCACGACCAACGAAGGCATCTGGCGCGAGTGCGCCGAACGCCTGCGTATGGCGATGGCGGCCGAGTCTGAGAACCGGATCAAGGGCATCGATGCACTCAAGTTCCGTTGGGGCGAGCAGTGGGATGCGGACGTGCGCAACGTGCGCAAGATCGATGGCCGTCCCGCGCTCACCATCAACCACACGAACACCTTCTGCGCGCGCCTGGAGAACACGCTTCGCCAGCAGCGTCCGCGGATCAAGTGTCACGCCGTGGGCGATGGCGCGGATGTCGACACGGCATCAGTGGTCAACGGCCTGATACGCCACATCGAGACGCGCAGCAATGCCTCGGTGGCCTACGACACCGGCGTGATCAGCGCGATCAATATCGGTTGGGGCTACTGGCGCATCGTCTCGGAGTACATCGATGAGCGCAGCTTCGATCAGGAACTGTTGATCAAGCCGATTCGCAACCCGTTCACGGTCTACATGGACCCTGGCGCGGTGATGCCGGCCGGCGAGGACCAGGCGTGGTGCATCATCAGTGAAACGATGAAGCGCGCGGAGTATAAGCGCCGGTACCCGCAGGCGAAGAATGCTGATTGGTCATACGCAGATGCTCCCGGCGATATGACGACGTTCTGGGAGAACAAGGAAGAACTGCGCCTCGCCGAGTACTACCGCATCCATGAGGTGAAGGATCGGCTCGTCAGGTTCTCTGACGGCTCAGTGAAGCTGCGCTCGGAGATGGAGGATCCCAAGTACATCCAGGCCATCGGTCTCACGATCGTTGCGGAGCGCCCGACCACACGACGAGTGGTGCAGTGGTTCCGGCTCAACGGCTGTGATGTGGTGGATCAGCGGGAGATTCCCGGCCGGTTCATCCCCGTGATCCGCTGCGAGGGCAACGTTCTTGACGTGAATGGCCTCGTGAAGCGCAAGGGAATGGTCGAGGACCTGAAAGACCCTGCGCAGATGTTCAACTATTGGCGCACGGCTCAGACGGAGCGCTATGCGCTCACACCGAAGGCGCCATGGGTCGTGGCCGAAGGGCAAATCGAAGGCCACCCGGAGTGGAACGACGCCAATCAGAAGTCGTACTCGACGCTCGTGTACAAGCCGATTGCTGGCCCTGATGGCGTGACGCCGCTCCCTCCACCGCAGCGAGTTCAGCCCGCGCAGGTCGAGGCGGGCATGTCCGAAGCGGCTCAGGGCGCTGAGCATGACCTGATGTCAGTCGCCGGCATGCCGCAGGAGAATCCGGAGATCTCCGCGCGCGTAGTGAGCGGAAACAAGTATCTGCAGCGCCGGCAGGGCATGCAGGACCTCACGCACTTCCAGTACTACGACAATCAGACGCTCGCCATCGCGTGGACAGGATCCATCCTGCTCGAGCAGATCCCGTATTACTACGACACCGCTCGTATGCAGCGAATCATCGGCGATGATGGCATCCCGCAGATGGTTGGCATCAATCAGCCGGAGCCGAGTCCAGAGAATCCCGCAGTTGTTCGCGTCAAGAACGACCTATCTGTCGGACGCTACGACGTCGTGATGGACACCGGTCCCGGTTATGCCACGAAGCGCGAGGAAGCCGCGGAGTCAATGGTGGAGCTCCTCGGCACGCCACTCGGCGAGATGGTCGCAAAGACCTCCGGCGACATCGTTGTGCGCAACATGGACTTTCCAGGTGCAGATGAGGTGGCCGATCGCCTTGCCGTCACCATTCCGGGCGCCGTGGACAAGATCATCGAGAACCTGCCGAAGCAGGCGCAGACGATTATCGGCGCGCTTCAAGCTCAGATGCAGCAGAAGGATCAGCAGATCCAGCAGATGGGATTGGAGCTGCAGTACGGCGCGAGCATCGCGCAGATGAAGGAAGAGGGTGCAACGAAGCGCGAGCAGATGAAGGCTGTCACTTCGGTGCATAACACCGAATTGAAGGTTGGTGCCGACAACGCCAATAGTGAGCGTGATTTCGTCGGCTGGGTGAGCGAAGTCGACAAGAACGTCCGCGCGAAGAAAGACGTCGCCGAGATCCAAGGCGCGACCGCGCGGGACGTTGCAGAGATTCGGGTCGGTGGGCAATTGCTCAACACCCACGTAGAGGCGGCTCACGAGAGAGAAGCCGCAGACAAGGCCTTGAAGGCCGCAGAGAAAGACAGGGCGCCGAACGGCGCAGGTAAGTGAGTATGCAGGTCGTCACGAACGAGAACATGCTGGAGTTCATCGAGAAGCGTCAGGTGCCGGAGTTCAAAGCGCCCGAAGGGGATGCTGCGAAGGCCGCCAGCGAATCGAAAGCCGCCATCGATGCGGCCAAGGCATCGAGCGATGCGGCCGTCGAGAAGGCGCGCGATATCACAACCGGCAAGTTCGTGAAGGCAGATGGCGAGAAGGCGCCGAAGGAAGAGTCGAAGATCGAAGAGGCGGGCAAGCCCGCAGATGATGACGACACGAGCGAGTTGAGTGAGGCGGTCAAGCGCAAGATCGACAAGATCATTGCGAAGAAGCATCGCGCGATGAAAGAGGCTGAGGAGTTCGGCGCCGATTCCTATCGGCAACGGCTCGCGGCAGAGCAAAGGGCAGAACAGCTCCAACGAGAAATCGATGAGCTGAAAGCGAAGTCAGGCAACGGCCCAGCAACTGCGAAGGACATCGATCCCGGTGAGCCCAAGCAGGAAGACTTCAAAACGGTTGGCGAATACACCAGGGCATTGACCAAGTACGAAGTGGCAAAGGCAAAGCGTGAAGCGCTTGCCAATGCCGAGAAGTCCACGCAACAGGCACAGGCCGCGGAGCGAGGGGAAACCTTCATCAAGCGGCAGAGCGAATTCATGAAGGCGCACCCGGACTACGAAGAAGTCGTAGAGGGCGCGAACTTCGAGGTGCCTCATGTCGGACTTCAATTCATGGTCGAGAGCGAGTATGGGCCTCAGTTGGCCTATCACCTCGCGAAAAACCCGGATATCGCCGAACGGCTGCGCACTCTGTCGCCGGGCCGCGTCATCGCGGAACTCGGCAAACTCGAAGCGAAGTTCGAGAAGCAGCCCGAACCTGCAACACCTGCAGTGGCTGCAACTCCCTCCGTTTCGAGGGCGCCCGCACCGATCACTCCCATCGAAGGTAAAACGACGCCTGTCCAGCAGGATCCGGCGAAGATGAACTTTCGGGAACTGCGCGAATACGAGCGGCAACGAGAAGCCGCGCGCCGTGCAGGACGGTGAGGGGTTATGAACCTCTTTCCGGAGAAGTCCTTTGAGCAACAATCTGCTCACGATCAGTTACATCACGAACGAGGGGTTGATCGTCCTCGAGAACACGTTGATCTTCGCCGACAAGGTGGACCGTCAGTACTCTGACGAATTCGCCATCAAGGGTGCGAAGATCGGCGCTACCTGCAACGTGCGGCGCCCGCCGCGTTACCTCGGCACGTTCGGCCCTGCGCTGAATGTCGAAGACACGAACGAAACGTACGTTCCCGTCACGCTGAACTATCAGTTCCACGTTGACGTGCAGTTCACGACGGCGGACCTTCTGCTGTCGATGGACCTGTTCAAGACGCGCGTGCTGAAGCCGATGATGGCGACGGTCGCAAACCGCGTCGATTCGGACGGCCTCTACTTCGCCTATCAGAACACGGCGAACAGCATCGGCACGCCGGGTGTGAGCCCGTCGAGCTATCTGACGTTTGCGCAGGCGCGCGCGCGGCTGGCGAACGAGGCCTGCCCGGATGGTGACAAGTGCGTGCTGCTCGATCCGCTCTCGATGGCTGCGGCGACGGATGGCGTGAAAGGCCTCTTCAATCCCCAAGCGCAGCTTGGCGAGTACGTGAAGAACGGCATGATCGCCAAGAAATTCGCGGGCCTCGACTGGTACGAAGACCAGAACGTCGTGAGCTTCACGACGGGCGCGCAGGGCGGCACTCCGACGCTGAAGGCAGTCACGCAGCCTGCGGTTATTTCGACCGGTTGGGCACAGTCTGGATTCCTTCAGACGACCGGATGGACTGCATCGACTGCGGTCATCAAGGTCGGCGACATCATCCAGATCGCGGGCTGTTATCCGGCGAATCCGCAGAGCCGTACTCAGTACGGCAACACCACGAAGCAATTCGTTGTGCTGCCTCCGGGTGGCTACACGCAGAACCCGACGGGATCGGCAACGCCGGGCCTTGCGTTCGCGGCGGCGACACTGACGTACGGCACGTTCGCCGCATCGACCGGGCTATACACGTCGAGTGGAAGCGGTGATCTGTCACTGCTCATCGGCGAGGTCGTGATCACCGGCGGTCAGTTCCAGAACGTCGTGACCACGAGCGCCTTCACGACCACAGCAGCGCTCACTGTGAATGGTGGAACGAGCTACGCGAGCCTCGTCAGCCCGCAAGGCATTGTCCTGCACAAGTCGGCCTTCGCTCTCGCGTTCGCTGATTTGCCACTGCCTCGGGGCGTGGAAGAGGCTGCGCGCGCAAACGATCCCGAGATCGGGATGAGTATGCGCATGGTCACGCAGTACACCATCAACAACGATGCCATGCCGACTCGTGCGGACGTGCTGTACGGCTACGCGGGCCTCTACCGGCCGCTTGCTGTGCGCATCGCGGGCTAACCCCAAGGAGCAACGAACATGACTGCAAGCAATCCGGGGCCGGCCTCCCAAACGACCCCCAACTCGATCATGGCGAACTTCGTCGAGTCTGGAACCTCGACGCTGTACACCTTCGCTACCCTTCCAGCTGCCTCCAACTTCCAAGTTGGATTCCTGGCAGAGACTTCGGACCAGGGCATGTGCCACGTCGTCTCGGTCAGTGGCGTACTGACCTGGGCGGTGTTGGGCATTCCTCAGAGCGGCGGTGCGATTCGGCGCTACGTGTCGCCCGTGGGAATGACCGCTGTGAGCGCGCCCGGTCAAGCCTCTCTCAGCCTTCAGTACTTCGATCCGCAGTGGCCTGTCACCGCGAGTCGCATGGATCTGATCGTGGGATGGGCCGCGGCATCCTCGGCGGATGCGGCGACAGGTGCCATCGCGATAACGGCTATCGGTGGCATCTACAGCAACAGCGGGCCGGGTACCCTCGTTTCGCTGTCGACCGGCTCGACTCAGACGACGTACACCTATGCGAGCAATAGCGCAGGCAATACGCAGCTGATCGCGAGCGGCCTGCGTCCCGTGTCAATCCCGATGAACGTCAGCATGACGCCAGGCGAATACGTTATGGCGTTTGCTTTCTCGACAAATTCATCGAGTGTCGGCACCTCGACATCCAACCTCGCGCAGACGATCTCTGTGTACGGCTGGAACAGCAACCAATCGGCATTGAACTACGCGGAATTCGGTGCCGCGACCAATGCCTCCACCAACCTGCTCGGCGTTCTGGGTATCTACAGTGCTGCAACGACGGCCATGCCGGCGACGATTGCCGTGACGGACGTCAATCAGACCGGCGTTAACCAGAGTAAGGCACAGTTCGCCTTCGTCTTGAGGAACTACTAAGGATGAAACCGCAGCTCCTGATGACTGACTGCTTCGGCGGCGCGCACAACGCGGATCTCGAACGCACTCGTGCGCGCTTGCTGAAGGGTGGCAGTTGGAAGAAACAACGCATCGTCGTGATCATTCCCTCTGCGGATCTGATCCCGGCGAAAGTTGCGCTCTCCCACTGGAATCTCGCCTTCCCGCCTAACAATGGGGTGGTGCGGATTCTGGCTCAGGGGCTGGAAGTGGGGGATGCGTATTCATCTGCAATCGAGCAGGTGCTTGCGCATCCCGATCTTTCGCAGTGGGAATACATCCTGACAATCGAAGCTGATAACTGTCCCGCAGGGGATGGTGTGGTCAAGCTCGTGGAGCGCATGGAAGCGCACCCCGAGCTCGCCTGCATCGGCGGCCTCTACTTCACCAAGGGTGAGGGCGGGCATGCCCAGATCTGGGGTGATGTGAATGACCCCGTACTGAATTTTAGGCCGCAGATGCCCGATCCAAACGGCGGCCTCGTCGAGTGCTGTGGTACCGGAATGGGCTTCAACCTGTGGCGCATCTCGATGTTCAAGGATGAGCGTCTGAAGAAGCCCTGGTTTCGCACCCTCAACGGCCGCGACGGCCAGGGCATCGGGACCCAAGACCTCACCTTCTGGTCGGACGCGCGCAAGCACGGATACCGCTGCGCGATCGACTGCGCGGTAAAGGTGGGCCATTACGACTACACCGGAGCCTTCGGCCCGGCGGACATGATGTGGTGAACATGAAACGAATTCTCATTACGGGTGGCGCGGGCTTCATCGGTCATCACTTCGTGCAAGCTGTGCTTGAGCGCACAGACTGGCACGTCACGCTCATCGACCGACTCGATACAAGCGGCAATCTGAATCGGCTGGCTGAGATCGGTGCGGCGAAGAACCCGCGCGTCAAATTCGTCTTCCATGACTTGAGAGCCGCGATCAATGATCAGCTCGCAAGCCAACTCGGCGCGTTCGATTACATCGTGCATCTCGCCGCGGCGACGCATGTTGATCGCAGCATCGAGTGCCCAATGGAATTCGTGCTGGACAATGTGGTCGCAACCTGCCACCTCGCGGACTATGCCCGCAAGGCCGGTAGCGGCTGCTTCCTGCACTTCTCAACCGATGAGGTCTTTGGCCCGGCTCCGAAGGGTACGGCCTACAAGGAAGACGATCGCTATCACTCTGGCAATCCGTACGCCGCGACGAAGGCGGGCGCTGAAGAGTTGATCGTCAGCTATCACAACACCTACGGGTTGCCCGCGATCATCACGCATACGATGAACGTGATCGGGTATCGCCAGCATCCCGAGAAGATGGTGCCGGGTACGATCGCGAAAGTTCGCGATGGCGAGCTCGTCACGATCCATGCGGACAAGACGCGCACGAAAGCGGGAAGTCGCTTCTACATCGATGCGCGCGAAGTTGCCGATGCGGTGCTATTCCTGCTCGAACGCGGGCAGGCCGGCGAGAAGTACAACGTTGTCGGTGAACGCGAGATGGACAACCTGGAACTGGCGCGTCTCATCGCTGCTGCCCAGAAGCGCCCGCTCCTGCATGAGATGGTGGACTTCCACTCGTCTCGGCCCGGTCACGATCTGCGCTACGCGCTCGATGGCGCAAAGCTCCGCCAGATGGGATGGCAACCGCAGCAAAGCATCGAACAGTCTATCGAAGACATCGTGCGCTGGTCTCTCGACCACTCCCACTGGCTCACCCCAAAACGCAATGCGAGGAATGTCGCGTGAATGCAGTCGTTGAAACCGCTCCGCTCCTGAAGTTGGACCTTGGATGCGGGCAGAACAAAAAGCCCGGATTTCTCGGCGTCGATCGGCGCGCCTTCGATGGTGTCGACATCGTCGCCGATCTCACAGGGCCGTGGCCATGGGCGGATGGGTCTGTGGAAGAAATCCACATGTCGCACATCCTCGAGCACTTCACCGGCATTCAACGCGTACACATCTTCAACGAGATGCATCGCGTGCTGGTGAAAGGCGGCAAAGCGCAGATCATCACGCCGCACTGGTGCAGCAATCGCGCATACGGCGACTTTACGCACGCGTGGCCGCCGGTGTCAGAGATGCTGTACTTCTACATCTCCAAGACCTGGCGCGCGAAGAATGCGCCCGACAATGACGCGCAGTGGAACCCGGAAGGGTACACGTGCGACTTCGAAGCCACATGGGGCTATTCGGTACATCCGGATCTGACCACCAAGAGTGGCGAACGAGTGGCGTTCTCAACGCAGTTCTACAAGGAAGCTTGTCAGGATCTCATCGCGACCCTGACGGCCAAGTGACCTCACCCCTTTTCAGGAGCATTTGAAATGCCCGGTTCCTCAGACATCGCACTCGGCAATCTGTCGTACATCTTTCTGCTGCAGGCGACCCTTTCTCCCGCGCAGGTCGCGGCAGCCACAACGGCCGAGCAGACTTTTACGGTCAATGGTCTGCTCACAACCGATTTCGTGGAGGTGCAGAAGCCCACCGCACAGGCAGGCATCGGCATCTGCGGTGCCCGCGTCAGTGCAGCCAATACGCTCGCGATCAACTTCGTGAACGCCACCGCGGCGACGGCTACCACGCCCACAGCAGCCGAGGTGTATCTCATCAAGGTGACGCGTCGCGAGAACCCCGGCGATCTGCCGACTGCGATCGTGTGACGCCATGACCGCATCCGTCTTTCGACTCGTCACGGGCGCAACGACGAATCTCAACAAGGTTCGCCAGGAAAGCCCGAAGGTGAAGGGCATCATCGCGGTAAATACGGCCGCGTATGAGATTTTCGTAAAGCTCTACTGGTTCAGGCCAAGTAATGGTGCATCTGCGCCCACTGTGGGCACGACTGCGCCGCAAGTCACGATTGCCATCCCAGCGCTGGGGACCACGACAGGCGGAGTGATGCAAGCGTTCACGGAAGGGTTCTCGGGAGGTGACGGCGATCTATGGATCGCGGTCACGAAGCTAGCCGCAGATACGGATACCACCGTGGTCGCCGCTGGAGATGGCCTGATCTCACTCTTGGTTGATCCGTGAGCACGACCGCAAACGACATCATCGCTGGAGCACTGAAGTTCATCAATCAGTATGCGCCAGGCGAGTCGTTATCCTCGGCGGACGCTGATGATGCCCTTGAGACATTGAATGATCTTCTGGAATCGCTCAGCACACAGGAATCGGCGGTCTATGCCAGCAATGAGAACATCTTTACCTATACGCCAGGACAGTATCAGTACACGATCGGTAATTACGATGCGGGCACATTCGCAGGCACGGTAACGAGCGGCTCTGCGACGATCACAAGCGCAACCGTGCCGTCGGATATGGTTGCAGGCGGAGATCTATCGGGCGCGGGCATAGCGGATGGCACAACGATCCTCTCATTCAACGCGGGCGCTAATACTGTCACGATGTCGGCGGTTGGCACGAGCTCACCCGGTGCGCAGCAGATCAGTTACACGATCCCTGGCGACTTCAAGATGGAGCGGCCCTTGCGGATCACGAATGCGTTCACGCGCATTTACACGCAGGGCTCTGGGCTCGATTACCCAATCGAGATCGTGGATCAGAAGCGATACGTAGACATCGGCTTCAAAGCCATTCAGGCTCCTTGGCCAATTGTGCTCTGGTACAACCCGACCATGCCGTTGGGCACGCTGTTCTTCTATCAGAACCCGTCCAGTGCCGCGCAACTGTACTTGTACACGGATCTGATTCTGACGAACTTCTCTGCGCTTACGACCGCAGTGAATCTGCCGCAGGGCTACTCTCGGTTTCTGAAGCGCAAACTGGCGCGTGATCTTGCTCCAGAATACGGATCAATTTGGACGCAGCAGCAGGAAAAGCTGACGAAGGAAGCCGAAGACTACGTGAAGTCACTGAATGCGGTTCCTGTCCCAGTCGCCAACTATGATCCGGAGCTAATGCAGCGCCCGCGCACTGATGCCGGATGGATCTTATACGGCGGGTTCCGCTGATGGGGATGAACTATCAAGGTGGGGACTTTGGGTTCGTGGGTCAGGCGTATGAGGCGCCAAACCCGAATCAGGATCGCCAGCGCCTCATTAATTGGTACCCTGAATATTCGCAGGACCCGAAGAGCAAAACTCCCATCGCTCTGCTCGGCTGTCCTGGGCTGAACGAAATTTTCGACTTTAGTACGATGAGTGACGATGTTCTCGTTGCTCCAACGGGAGGGTGTCGGGGAGTCTGGGTGCTTCCCGGAGGTACTGATGCACTTTGGGTAGTCGGTCGCGCTGTGATCCTGACTCAGATGACCGTGGCGGCCACTCAAACAACGATCGCGCAGTTCTCGAAGGCGTTTATCGGCAGTCTGAACACGAACACGGGACCGGTATGCATTCGCGACAATGGCCCCGGCGGTTTCGCGGTGATTGTCGATGGCGCATATGGGTATCTCTACGAGATATCAACGTTCACCCTCACGCAGATCACCGACGCCGATTTCGAGCCAGCAGACCGCGTGGCCTTTATTGACGGTTGGTTGATATTCAACGTCGTCGGCACACAGCGGTTCTTTACGAATTCGCCCACGCCATACACGACCCAGTTTGACGCAACATTCTTCGCGCTCAAGGATTCGAGCTCCGACAACCTTGTCACGCTCATGGAGAACAACCGCGAGTTGTGGTTGATCGGTGAGCGCACGAGCGAGGTTTGGTACGACGCAGGCGGCGCGAACTTCGCCTTCAGCCGCATTCCTGGCGTCGCACCTCAGATAGGTTGTTCGGCCGCGCAGTCGGTCGCCCGCTTGGGCTCTTCCCTGGTTTGGCTCGGTAACAGCGAACGCGGCCAGAACGTCGTGATCAAGACCGAGCAGTACAGTTACGTCGATATCTCATCGCGCGCAGTGGAAGCGGCCATCGCAAGCTATCCCTTCGTCTCAGACGCTATTGGCTTTGTGTACGAAGAGGAAGGGCACCTTTTCTACGTGCTCACGTTCCCGACCGCGGACAAGACATGGGTCTACGATCAGACTGCGAGTGAAGCCGCTGGAATGCCTCAATGGCACCAGCGCGCCTCATTTAATCCTGACACCGGCATCTTTCATCGATTCAAGGGTTCGTGCTTCGCGAACTATCAGAACATCCGCATGGTGGGAGATTTTCAGGAGCAGAGCGGCTATCAGATGAGTCGCCAGTTCTACACGGACGGAGATACACCGCTGGTCGCGGTACGTCGCACGCCATACGTGTGGAGCAAGGAAGATCGGCGCCGAATGTTCCTGGGATCGCTGCAGATCGATTTCGCCTCCGGAATGGGTCTGTCGGCTGGCCAAGGCTCGAATCCGCAGTTGATGCTTCGAAGTTCTCGAGATGGTGGCGCAACCTTCGGAACTGAGTTCTTCGTGCCTGTCGGCGCAACCGGCGAGTACCTAAACCGCGCCATCAAGCGCCGGCTAGGCGTCTCCCGCAACTACGTGGCAGAGGTACGCTATAGCGAGCCGACGAATCGCGACATTGTGGGCGCGACATTGTTCGCTCAGACCGAGCAGCAGGCAGCTGCCTGATGGCATCCGGTCAATTCAACTCGCTGCCAAACTACCCGGTGCCTCTCATCGAAGGCAAGGTGACGGGCCGTGATTGGTATCGCTTCTGGGCCGCGCTTTTCCGGGGTCTCGCTCCCGGCAACGTTGAACCTGTGACGTTGACCGGTTCGCCTTACATCTACAGCGCTAGCCGCAAGGGAGCGCTCATCGTGAGCGGTGGTACCGTATCGGCAATAGCCTTCTCGCGAGATGGCGGCACGACGTATTTCACCGTGGGAACGGTCGCGGGCATGTTCACGCTGAACGCCTCGGATCTTCTGAAGATCACTTACACGGTCGACCCAACCGTCACATTCGTGCCGACATGAATGCCACGCAGGAGATCGTGAAGGTAGAGACGCAGGCTTTAGAACAAGTGTTGCTGCCTTCGCGTGAGCAGATTCTGACGCTCGAAACACGCATGCGGGAGTTTGAGCAGATTGACTGCCCGCTTGAGCATACCTTTGCGCCTGGTAGTTACGGCCGAACGATCCAGTTGCCAAAAGGTGCATTGGTCGTGGGGAAAATCCACAAACACGCGCATTTGAACATCGTTTCGCGCGGGCTCGTGACCGTCGTGACTGAATTCGGCCGGCACGAGATCGATGCACGCGAACGGCCGGTGGTGTTCACATCGCAGGCCGGCAGTAAGCGGGCTCTGTATTGCCACGAAGAAACGTGGTGGACAACCGTCCATCTTGTAGAATCGACCGACCTCGCAGAGATCGAGCGCGACATCATCGCGCGGGACTTCGTCGAGCTGGATGCATTCGTGGCGAGCGAATGCCTAAAGCTCATCGAGCAGGAGACTGCTCATGCGGAGTAACGCTCGTGACATGGGTCGCAGTTGCTATAGGCGGTAGCGCGCTGATCGCCGGCGCCGCTTCATACGCCGGAAGCAAAAAGCAGGCGCAAGGCGCGCAACAAGCTGCTCAGACAAACATGGACATGTTCAATGTCCTGAATCAGCAGCAACAGCCCTATATTCAATCTGGTTACGGTGCGATGGGGCGTTTGAATACGCTCTTGGGCATCAATCCGAATCCCAGCTATCGACCAACTCAAGCGCCGGGCAATGCATGGATGCCAACCCCTGGCGGGGGCGTGCAGCCGATCATGCAGAACGGCCCCACGATGCAGATTCCCGAGCGGAATATGGGCGGCGGGAATCAGCGTCTGGCTCAACTTCTCGCGCTGCGTGCCATGCATGGCGATCGTTCGGCCGCTCAACTCCTGCAGCAACAGCAGGGAATTCAGTAATGGGCCTCTTCTCCAAATTGATACACATCGGTCAAGCGCCTTTCAAGACCGGTGTCGCGAAATCATTGGGGATGACTTACATGGACCCCCTCGGTCAAGCCACGGGGGCCTATAAGGATAAGGGTAGCAATGGCGCTGCCGCATCCGATCCAAATGCAGGAACGGCAGATACCATGGCCAATTACTACGGCGATCAGAGCGATCCGCAATATGGCTCTCTTCTGCAGCCTTTCGGTGTCGAACAGTTCTACAACTATGAAGACCCAGGTTATGCATTTCGTCAGCAACAGGGAATGCAGGCACTGCAGAATAGCGCCGCAGCGGATTCTGGAGCGCTCTCAGGCGCCGCTTTGAAATCTCTTCTCGATTGGAATCAGCAGGCCGCGAGTCAGGAATACAACAATGCATTCAATCGCTATCAGACGCAGCAGGGAAATATTTTCTCGCGTCTATCGAGCATTGCAAATCTTGGCCAGAACGCAGCCGCTGGAGTCGGTCAACAGGGAACGAATTTAGCCGGCAATGCCGGGCAGGCATACACGAACGCTGGTTCGGCAGCTGGAGCAGGAATTGTCGGTGCGGGGAATGCGATTGGGCAGGGTCTCACCAATTATTGGCTCTATAACAATCCGCAAATGTGGCAGCGACCCGCGACAGTTGGGGGCGTGTGATGGCCGAGCTCGTCGGTCTCAACGCAGAAGTTCCCGACTTCGCCGGGAAGCTTTCGCAGCTTCTGCAGATCCAGCATCAGCGCACGGCGCTTGCCGGCGAGCAGCAATCATTGCGTCAACGACAGGCGCTCGCCTCCTACGACTGGAACAAGCACATCGGCGAGGATGGGACCTTTGATCTCAACTCGCTGAACGATCCTGAACTGCGCGCGGCGGCTGGCGATCAGTACCTCGATGTGGTCAGCAAGGCGATTGCTGCGAAAGAGCAGCAGGTGCAGAACAAGCGGACCCTGACCGCGCTCCGCGAAGACCAGCGCGAAGCATTCGGCTCGATGATGAATGCGCTGCGCTCAGATTCAGATGTCGCCGAGGACAACGAGAAAGGGCGCCAGAAGGTCAATCAGGCAATGCTGCAGTTCGGGGAGATGTACGGCGAAGACGTACTCCCCGTGCTCAAAGCCTACGCGGCACCGCTGCAGAAGGCCCCCAAGGGACGCATGTCCGATGCGCTACGTGCAATCGGATTGCAGGCGGCATCGGCCTCAGATCAGCTCAGTAAACAACAGCCGCAGTATCTGGGCACGGGCGGCCAAGCCGTGCAGATCAATCCGCTGGCGCCCGGAGCCTCTCCAGCCGCCGCGACTCTGCCGATGACCCTTGGGCCTGGTGAGCAGGACACCGTGATCGCCGATCAGCTCGGGAATCAGTATCGGCTGCTTCGCGATCCGCGCGGGCAGATATCCGGAGTTCAGCCACTCGCCAATCAGGGAGGCACTGGGCCTGCTCGGTTCGATGTTGGCGAACGCGCCTCATTTGAGCATCAGGCACAACAGAACTTCGAGAATGTGACGGCCAATCGTTCCGCGGCATCGATGGCACCCCAGCAGCTCGATCAGATCAACAAGGCGTTGGATTTGTCGAAGGGCCTGAGCACCGGCGCATGGGCCTCGAAACGCGCGCAGATCGAAAGCGGCATTGGCTCTCTAATTCCAGGCTTCGAAGGCATGGACGATGCCAGCAAACTTCAGGAACTCGACAAGTTTTCAGAGCGCATCGCTACCGACGCTTCGCGCGTGCTGGGTGTCAATGCCCGAACCGACGCTGAGCGCGAATCGATCCATAAGCAGAACGCGAATATCGGTTACACACCGCAGGCGATTCAGTCAGTTCTGCAATACGCCAAAGCACAGACGATGGCGATGGAAGCCAAGGGAGACGCGCAAGAGAAGTGGCTGAAGAAGGAGGGCAACGGGATCACGAAACAGCACGAGTTCGAGACTGAGTTCCGTCAAGCCTATGACCCGGTGATTTTCCAGATTCAGGCAGCCGCGCCGGAGGATCGAAAGAAGATCGTCGAGTCTCTCTCGCCGAAGGAGGCCGCATCTCTCAAAGAGAAGCGCGCGAAGCTGCGTGAATTGGGCGCGCTCTGATGGCCGAGGCAGATGACATCGATGCTCTACTCGACTCGCGCGCGGCCAATCAACCCGTTGCAGATGAGGACATCGATGCGTTGCTCGATGCGCATGCGAAATCTACCGCTGCACCGACTGCGGCGCCTGTCGCTACGCCTCAGTCAGAAACGCCATGGTGGCAGCAACCCGTCAGACAAGTGGGACTCTCTGGGCGTGCGGTCGCTCAGGGCATTGCTTCCATGCCCATGATGGCAATGGATGCAGGTGTCGCTACCCGCAATCTCGTTACCAACTTGGCGCAGGGCGAAATGCCGACACTCGCCGATTTCAATCCCTTCGCCAAGACGGGTGGCTCCCATCAGGAATACGAGCTTCCCTCGAAAACCTTCGAGAAGCAGTTGACCGCTGCGGGACTTCCCGAGCCAAAGAGCACATCTGAGAAAGTGGCCGGCTTCATCGAATCGGTGCTGACAGGCTCGCGCGTTCCGGCTCCCACCATCAAGGAACCAGCGCCGGCGGGGTTTGTGAGACCTGCAGCAAGCCCTTCAGAACAAGTATTGCGCGACTCCATAAAGGAGGGCTACGTAGTCCCGCCAACCACTGCGAACCCGAACATGATGAACAAGATCGCGGAGGGGCTCGCCGGCAAGATCAAGACAGCGCAGAAGGCATCTGCGCAGAACCAGGAAGTCACAAACTCGCTCGTGCGCAAAGCTCTCGGAATGCAGGAGGGCGAGCCGATCACCCCTGAATCGCTGAAATCGCTGCGTGATACCGCGGGCAAGGTCTACGAGCAGATCGCCAATGCGGGGGAGATCAAACCGGATGGCGAGTATCTGAAAGACCTCGCACAGCTCGGACGTGGAGCGGATGAGATTGCACAGGCATTCCCTGGCGCGAATGTTGGCGCGACGAAGCAGATCAGCGATATGGTCGATTCGCTCCTGCAGGACAGTTTCAGCTCGAAGGCTGCGCTCCAATACTTGCGTGAACTGCGCAAGCAAGCCGGCAGCAATCTCTCGGGAATGAATGCCGCCGATCCTTCCAAGCAGGCGCTTGGCATGGCGCAGCGTGAAGCCGCCTCGACGCTGGAGGATCTGATTCAGCGTCATCTCGTCGCGACCGGGAATGGTGACATCGCCGAATCCTTCGGCGCGGCTCGCAAGCTCATAGCGATGTCGCATTCCGTCGAGAAGGCATTGAACGAGACAACCGGCAATGTCGTCGCCGGCAATCTCACTCAACAGATGGTGAAGGGTAAGCCGTTATCTGGCGAACTCGAAACGGTGGCGAAGTTCGGTCAGGCCTTCCCGAAGGCAGCCAAAGAGATCACCGAATCGATGCCCGGTGCTTCACCGCTCGACTGGGCTACGGCCGCAATCACGACAGCCGCTTCGCATAGTCCTTTGGGATTGGCCGCGGTGGCGGTGCGTCCCGGTGTCCGCAGCGCGCTCCTCTCGCCATGGTGGCAACAGCAATTGGTTGATGCGCCATATGCGGGTGCGCCCGATGTCTTCGGAATCGCGCCGAGCGCAGCTCTCCAGGCGGAGGGTCAATGAATCAGATGTATCCGCGGTCGGTCAGCCACCACATCGCGCGCCAGGTGGCAGCTGCAACGGCCAGCGTCGCTACGATCGTGGCTCCGGTAGGAGTCATCACGATCGCGACGAAGGAGATCACCATA